AAGAGGAATGGGTTATTGCTTCACAGTCTTTTAGGCGTGCATTTGATGAAATGTTTAACGCTGATAACATGCGTGCTTCTGCAATGATTACCCAGCAAGCTGGTGATAATGTTGCTGATGCTGCAAGGGCTGTGTCGTTGATTGGTGATACTGCAGACACTACTCGTCAGCAAGAGATTATCTTTGATAAACTTAACATCATTGCCCAAGAGATCCGTGCTAACCAGTACATTGCTGGTCGTAGCTTGGAGTATAAGAAGCTTGTTAAGAATGCTAACCCTGCACAAGTATCAGAATGGATGGCAGATCAAGCTGCTAACTTTACTGAGAATCTTCAAAAGGCTAAGGAAAAGAGTGCTACTGTTATTCAAACCTTGAAAGATATTTCCAAGGAAAACCCTGAATATCTTAAGCCTCTTATCAAAGCATATGACGCTACCAACGGTAAAGTTGATACTATTTATAAGTTGAACCGTTGGGCTGAAGAGCACATTGGTGTTATTAAAAAGGGTCTTTATGATCAAAATCCTTCAATTCCTAGCTATGTTTTGCAGGGTCTTGATGGTGTACGTTACAATAGCATCTTGAATGGTCTTGCACCTGTTCGTGCTTTGACTGGTGGTCTCATTGCATCTACTCTTAAGCCTATCTCTATTCTGGCTGGTAGCGCTGTACAAGGTGATACTGCTACAATGAAACGTGCTATGTTTGCTTATGGTAGCTTTGCTGAGACTCTCCAACGTGGTCTTAAAATGATGGGTGAGGAATGGCGTTATGCTATCAGTAATCCTGAAAAGGCTGCACTTCGTGGTCGTGGTGATCTTTATCAAGCTAAATTGAATGACTTTGAAACCATGGATGCCATGGCTGAAGTCTGGAGAAAAGAAGGTAAGGATGCAAAAGTTTTCTTGTGGGACACAGCTAAATGGCTCCATGCTTATAACAATAACAAGTTTAGTCGGCTTGGTGTAAACGCTATGTTTGCTTTGGATGGAATGTTTAACTCCTTCCAAGCAAGTCAGGTTACACGTTCTAAGGCATACGATGAGATCCTTGAACAAACTGGTGGAGTTATTGATGATAACTTCATGAAACTGTTTGAAGCAAAGCAGCAAGAGCTTTATAGCAAAGCTTTCAATAAGGACGGTCTTTTGACTGATGAAGCAGCTAAGTTTGCTGCAGGTGAAATTGCTTTGAATCTTGACAGCAATGTTGTCAACAATCTTCAAAACTGGCTTAACAATTTTCCTGTTGCTAAATCTTTGTTCATGTTCCCAAAAACTGGTGTTAATGCACTAGAGTTTGGTTGGTCATTTAACCCAGCAAGTAACTTAATGCCTGCTGTTACTAAGGCACGTAAAGTCCTTAAAGCTAAATCTACTGAAGAAATTACTGAGGCTTTATCTGAACATGGTCTAGAGTACAGCATGGAGGCTTTCCAAGCCCTTAAGTCTGAGTATATTGGTCGTCAGTTGATGGGCAGTGCTGTAGTTATGGGCGCTAGTATGTGGGCACTTAACGGTAATCTTACTGGTAACGGACCACAAGATGCTGGTGAACGTAACCGAATGATTGCTATGGGTTGGCAGCCATTGTCGATAAAAGTGCCAGGAACTGATAAATGGGTAAGCTATAAAGGGTTTGAACCTTTTGATATTTTGCTTGGTCTTATTGGTGATGTAGTTTATCAAGGTAGTCGTGTTGATCAATCTTGGTCTGAAGATATTGCCAAAAAAATCCTAGTTTCCATTACTATGAACATTACCAATAAATCATTCCTTAGCGGTTTTGAGCCTTTGGTAGGTATGTTGTCTGGTGATGAAGGTAACTTTAGTAGGTTTATGGCTAATAATATTGATAGCCTAGCACCTTATGCTGGTACCCGTAGTATCCTTTCAAAGGCAATTACACCTCAATTGAAAGACGTAGAGCGTGATTTCTGGGGCTATCTTGCTAATCGTAACAAGTTTCTACCAGGTGTTGGTGATGGTCTTGAAGATATGGTAGACCTTTATACGGGTGAACCTATTAAGTACTTTGAGCCAATGACTGCTGCTATTAATTCTGTACTTCCATTCTTCAAAGTAAATGGTGGTATGGAACCTTGGCGTCAGTGGCTGTTGTCTACTGGATGGGATAACCTTAATACAGTTCGTACCAACCCAATTACTTCAGAACCACTTAATCCTAAACAGCGTCAGTTTGTTAACAACTGGATTGCTAATAACGTAGACCTAAAGGGTTCTATTGAAAAGATGATGAGTCAACCCGATAGTTATTGGGATAAGCAGATTAAACTGTACACCAAGCGTCGTGGTCTTCAAACACAAAATCAGTTCCCAATTAAACAAAGTATTGTCCATAAAGAACTTGACCGTCTCCACAACGATGCATTTAAATATGCATGGGCAGCTTATGAACAACAGAATGCTCAGGCTGCAAACATTGGTGCTCTGAAGAATCTGCGTGATCGTCGCCTTCAATCTGGTGCTGTGACTGCTGCTAGTAAGACACAACAACAAGTGCAAACCCTACTAGATATGAACAAGTAAACAATGGCAACAACTATTGACATCCCAATCCCATCAGCTAATTACACGCTAACAAACATCCCTTTTCTGGAAGATGAAGATCTGCAAGTAATTGTTGATGATGGGATTGTTTCACCAGTTACAAAAATCCTTAATACTGATTACACAGTAATTAATAAAACCTCTAGTCCAGTTGCTGGTGCTGGTTATCTTAGTGGTGCTGAAATTAATTTTATTACAGCACTACCTGCTAGTGGTACGGTAACAGTCACTAGAATTACACCGCTTCAAACTGCACAAACATTTACTGCAGGTTCTGCTATTCGTGCTCAGGATCTTAATAATAATTTTCAACGCACGTATTTTTCAGCTGAAGAATCACAACAAATTGCTGTTGATGCATCACTTGGTGATATTCTTGATAACTCCATTGCTGGTGTTAAACTTGAGAACGGTGCTGTAACTACTGATAAGATTGCTAACCTAACCATTCTTAATGAAGATATTAGCCTTTTTGCCGCCATTAATGGCACCAAGATTCAACAAGCAAACACTACCACACGTGGTACGGTTCAACTTACTAACGATTTAACTAGTACTAGTGAGGAGCTAGCTGCATCTGCTAATGCTGTAAAACTTCTAAATGATTCACTGACTACAGCTATCAACACCATTGATGCTACTCAACCGTTTTCACGGACTAGTACAGGTGTAAACGATACTATTGCTGTTGGTGAGCACGTAACAGTAACCGCTGCTGGTGTTACTATTACACTTCCAACAGGCACTGATGGTGACACTGTACGAATCAGTGTTGGTAGTTTTACCAATACTATTGTGTCTAGTCCACAAAATATCATGGCAAGTGCTTCAGATCTAACCATTGATGTTGCTCTTAAAACTATTACTCTTATGTATGATGATAATCAAGATGGCGGTCTTAGTGTTGTTGGTTGGAGGATTATCTGATGAGTAATCTTAGTGAATTTATTGGTGGTGGTATTAAGAGTGTTCAGACTGGAAGTGTATCTCAAACTGGAGGTATTGTAAACGTAACAATTAACGCTGTTGATGTTAATAAATCATTTATTATGATTAATAGAACTAGTGCAAATTCTAGCACTACTCCCGGTTATCGTTCTGCAGTTCTTAGTAACTCAACAACAGTTGCATGTACTGCATACGCAGGTAATACATTTACTACTGTAAATTTTACCGTTGTTGAATATTACTAAATCTATCATGAGATATTATTACGCACAGATTGACGGCAACAACATTGCAACATCAATCTTAAATACCTTTGCAACCATGGATCTCCCTACCCATATTCAACTTGTTGAGTTTGATGATACTGTTCTTGGTAAAACTTGGAACGGTTCATCTTGGGAAGAAACACCTATTTAATAACCAACCATGCTTACTATTCTCGGCATCAAGTTGAGCTATGAGACCCTTGTTTTCTTGGGTCTCTTTCTTGGCTCAGAACTTATCGGAGCATCCAAG